GAAGCATCTTCAACTTTATTAACTGCTTCTCTAACACCACCTTTACCTGTGCTGTACATGCCTTCACCTGCTACAATTGAAAATTCAATACCATTATCTAACATAAGTAATCCCTGAATTGCTCCTTTACCTACTTGGTGTTTTTTAAATTTAATGTCTTTAAATGTTTTCATAATATAACCTTTATTATTTTTAATTGCCCGAACCATTCGAACACGTGAATATACGAAAAAAAAACGCGGTAACCAAATGTTACCGCGCTTATCTTTAATTTATTTTGAATTTATTTTTATATAAATCTTTTAAAATGTTCTTGTAATGATTTATTTGCTATGTATTCTTTAAAGTCTTCAACAAAATCTTCTGATTTGAAGTCTTTATATTGTTCTTTACCATTTAATTCAATGTCTTTAGCTAATGATTTTACATACATTTCAACTTCATCTCCGGTTGCATTTGCTCCTGCTTTGAGGATAGGATAAAGTGCTTTACCTTTTGTTTCTACATACCCTTCTTCAACTGAATCTTCTTCAGTAAAAGCATCCATATTACCTTTAACACCTGCTTCTAAATCAGCTTCACCTGGTTGCATAGCACCTTCTCCAATTTCATCTACATATTCATCTGATGATTCGCCTATACCAGCTAATCTTTCACCTGCTACTTGATTACCATTTATTCTTTTATGCATTTCATTACTTAAATGAGCAATTACATCATCAACGTAAAATGGTTCATCATCTAATAAATCATAAATTAAATCTTCAAATGCATTTAAAAATTTCGCTTTCATTGGTATGTTTAAAAAACCTTCAATACGTTCAGCTACGTCACGATCAATTCTTACTTCGGTCATTCGTTTCTTTTGCTTAGCTGTAGGTCCTTTTCCAGCACCTGCTCTTTTTTTGGCTGCTATTGATCCAGCAATTTTATCTGCTTCTTTTTTGGTAATACCTTTTTGCTTATCTAATTTTTTAGCTAATGAATCAAATGATTCATCTACATCCATTTTAGAAGCCATAAAAGCACCTAGAGTATCTGGTATCTCCATATCAAATGTTTCCATAGTTGATTTAATTTCAGCATGAAAATCTCCAAAAAACATACTTGCTTCTTTAATAGCACCTTCTTCTAATGCATCAATAGCATAAGATAAATGTTCTGCTTCTCTATGATAATTTACATCAGTAAAATCTTCAAATATTGCTTTTAATTTTTCAATATCAGTATCAACTCCTGTTTCTAATCCTGCTTTTAACATTCCTTCATAGTCAAAATCTGTAGTAAAGCCTGATCCAATTCTATATTGTTCTAAAATGTCTGTTAAATTATATTTACTCATGTTTTTATTTTTTTGCTCTTGGTTTTCTACCTTTACGTTTTTTGCCTTTTGCAGCGTCAACTACATCTTTAGATTGTTTAGCTACTTCTTTAATAGCAACTCCTACATCTTTAATTTCTTTTTTTACTGCTTTAGCTCTACGTTTTACAGTTGCTGCTTTTTCTTTAACATCTTCAATAGTATCTTCTACTACGTCAGGAATTAAATCACCATCGCGATCTGCAATTTTGCCTTTCTTAATGTAGTAAATTACAGCTCCTGCCCCTAATAATATTACAACTAGAATAAATAAAAATAATTTCATAATTATGTCTTTTAAGTGTTTATTATAAATATATAAAGACTAGGCTAAATTATATTTTTGCTTATATTTGTTAATAAATGAATTCCCAACTCCTACTTCAAGCCACTCAGCAATATCAGGTATGCCTGGTATTTTTTTAGCTGATAGAACATAATCAATATTTTTATTAATCACCTTCATTTTAGTTTTAGCATTTGAACGATTTGATGTTTTAAATACTACTACTGTACACATACCTTTAGAATATAAACGTTGGTCAATTTGAGGTTTTGCTTGTTTAGTTCCTTTAGCTTCCCAATGTTCTACTTTCCAAGGTCCATTTGCAAATTTACTTCTATCATAATGCCAAACTGATTTGCTACCTAATTCAGGTTTGGTTGGTACCTCAAGAAATTCTTGAGTGTATTTTTGCCATGGTATTGCTTCTTGCTCTTTTGGTCTACCTCTACTCATAATTAATTTAATTTAAATATATTATATAAACGTTTAGCACCTGTAAATCCGTACTTATTATTTAATTTTTTATGCAAATCAAAATCTAATACTTTATTACATCTATTTACAAAATCAATATTACAACCCTTAAGTGTAGTGGCTACTTGAACTATTTCTTTAGCCATTTCTTTAGGTAGAGTTATATTTTCTCTTTCATATTTGGATTCATATGATTTTGATTCACCATCACCTTCACCTCGGGTAGCTCTTTCTTCAACTACTTCAAACCATTCAACACGTGTATCAATACCGTTTACAGTATCTCTTGCCTCTGTTAGTAACATTTCATTTTTGTCTTTCCTATAACTTAAAAAAACAACAACATCGTAAACCGTGGGTTTTTCACAATGTTTATATTTAACAATTATTTTATTCATAACCTTTATTTTTAAATTTATTAAATTGTATTTTTACCGTCTGGAGAATTATATTTAGTTGAAACTAACTCACTAGCTAATTCAGTAATCTTACAATCACCTATTTGCCAACCTTGTTTTTTAATTTCTTTAACTAAAGCACCCATTGATGCAACTCTAACATTGTTATTTCTTTTTTTCTTAACATTTGTAATTTGATAAAACATATAACCTTTATTTTAATTAATAATGAAACTTCGTGTCCCACTTATATGTAAATATACGAACTCTCCTCCGGGTAACCAAATCTAGCTGCGTTTACCTCGTTTTGTTTTTTGCTCATATGATGAGGGTGAAGGCATTCCTGAATAATGACACCATTCATCTTCTTTAGCTTTAGCCATTTCAGCTGCTACTTGTCTATATATGGGGGATTGTAATTCACATCCATTATATTTTCTAACTTTTCTCATAATATTTTATATTATTTACCTCTTCCGGCTTTTTTAACACTGCTTGTTTTAACAGCTTTACTTTGTTTATTTGCCTTAGATTTACCTTTTATGTTTACTTTATTGTCGTTTTTATTTGAAAAAAATTTACTGCTCATAATTTTATTTTAATATTCTTATATTAGGTCCCCACTTAAGTTGGTTGACTATTCTATTCTTTATTGTTACCCATTGTTTATCCTCTATTGCAAAATTAAACTGTCTAATATCAAAATCTCTATTTTCACCTATACACTCATATCGTTTGCCTCTAAATTCAAATACAAACTCCTCCTCTATATCGTGTTTTGAACAACTCATTTTACATCTTCTTTTTTATCACTACGTTTAAATAAATTTTCATTAATTTCCTTTGCTTTAATATCAATGGGCATTTCATCTTCATCAAATAAAGGTGCTGTATATAATTGGTAGATTATCCATACCCATACAACTACAATTGATATTAATATTATTTTTATAATCATTTTTCTATTGATTTAATGTGTTTACAGCGTCTATCTTTTGCTCTCCATGTACCCGGACAATTACAGCTATATTTGCGTATACCATCGACAGATACGTGTTCTTTCGTGGTATAAACCTTGTCATTGCTAGATGATTTGAATTTATGTTCAATTACTTCAGCTCGTTTAACCTTAGGTTTAACCCAATTAATATCACTCAATTCAGTTTCAGGTAATACTTCTTGCCAAGTTGGAAGTAAATATTTTTTTCCACCTATGTTAGCTAAACTTGGGGGGTTAATTTCGTGATGATATTCATATTTAAATACTTTTACAGCAATAAAATTACCAAAACCCTTTGGATTAATCCCAAATGCTTTGCCTTTAGGCCAAGATATTATTCTTGATCTAATATTACCGTGTTTGTTGTGGTTTGAAAATTCGTATAGCATGACCTTTATTTTATACGTGAATATACAAAAAATTACTGTGGTATCCTAACTTAATTTAATAGTTCTTTAGTTGGTTTATACTGTAAGTCTAGAGATATTCCAATACATAAATTATTTAACTGCCCTGCTTTGTGTACAGCTAAAAAATCCTCATCAGTCATGTATGTTAGTAGTGATATAGGGTCTATGACCATTTTATTATAAATATAACTCATACCCAGAAAAGCGTTCCATATATGTGGTTATTTTTACCCCATTACCATCTTTTCTAACTTTACCAGTTCTAAACCATTTTTTAACACTACCTGCTCCCCCTAAGTGGGCAGCAGCTAATAATCCTGATTCTGTAACTAATACTCCATGTACTATTTCACCTTCATATTTGTCTATATACTTTTTAAGATATCTTTTATTAGTTTGAAGTAACTTATACATTGCTTCCTCTTGTAATAAAGGTGAATTTAAAAATTCTTCTTTACTCATTTTAAATCCTAAACCTCTAAGTGTTTTTTTACCAAACTGGTATTTACCCATGTAACCATATCGATTTACAATATCATATCTATTACCTGATTCTCTAAATCCAATTGCATCTAAAAATGCCTGATGTGAAGATACTGCTAATTCAATTTTGTCTACCATTAATGGCTCAGTTGGTATACTAACTATACCTTTAACAGGTAATTCAATTATAGGATTTATTATTTTGGCTCTATATGACTTAAAGGCCATCATAAAAATTACTGCTGCTACACACACAACTAACTTAAATAAATTTTTCATATTAAAAGTTTTTTAAGAAATCACCCTTGATTTTCTTATCATGTAATTTACGAAACTTTTCGTCATTAGCCAAGGTTTTTGTGCCTAATTTTTCAAGATGTTTTGCTTTTTGTTTATCATAATCTTTAATTAGTTTTTGATGTCTCTTATCTATTGACCTTGCTTTTTTCATCTATATCCTACTTATGTATTGATTAGTACCATCATCGTCATCATCACCTAATCCTAATTCTTTTAGGCGTTGTAAATGATATTCATCTACCTCAAACTCAACTGTATCAGTTGTTCCAAATTGTTCAGTCCCGGTTTCAATTTGTTTTATTGCTTTAGAGTTAAATATATCCCCAACTTGTAAATAATAATGGTTATAACATAATAATTGAACGTTATTTAAACTATAATTATTACTATTTTTATCTTTAAAATGGAGTAACAATGGTATTTTGTAATCTAATACCCTACGTTCTTTAAACTTACAAATATTACATTCCTCTAATAAGTACCCTTGTTCTATTAAAGAATACTTAAGTTTATTAGGGTCAAATGATGACGCAGCTATTCTCCCTTCAATAATCTCAACCATAGCCGGCATTTTATCCCCACTATTTAAAAATTTAGGAATACCTTTCCCACTCTGGTTTTTATGACCCTCAAATAATTTATATAGCTTAGCATACCGTTTATAGTGTTGGTATGAAACGTGCAAGTAACGTGCCGCAGCCATATTAGACAGAGTCTTAGCTTGAGCAGCTACAATTTGTTCCTTAGATAATGGTTTTGCCTTTGGCATTAATTTTTAATTTTATTTGGGGTTAGTGATGCTAAAGGGTCCTTGTAAATTACGTTCAGGATTATCTATATCTGATGTTTCAATTTTAGATGTATTTTTATCTCCATGTTCCTTAGAGGTTGCTAATACAAACTGCTCATATTGGTCTTCCTCCATTATTATAGTTTCAGTCCAAGTATGGTCACCTGTTCCTCGCATTACGGGTACTCCACGTTTACTACCTACTGTTGAGCAATTTACACATACTTTGTACCCATATTGAGTTAATCTCAATTCAGGCATAAGCGCTTTACATTTAATACAGGGTATCATTTTTAATGTCATAGTATTATGTTTATTTTTAATAAATATATGTTAGGTTTTTAGGAGGAAATTAATTTATATTATAGCTCTACCCTTCATATTTTCCCAATCACGATTTTTCCTAACTTCGTTGTTTTTACAATCAGTTGCCATTAACATTTCAGGAAATATTTTTAAGTCACCCGCTACCTTAATTAATGCTTTAACATCTTTTGGAAAACAATGCCCCCCATAACCCAAATCACCATCGGGGCCTGGTACTGACCAATGTGATTTACCCAAACGTTCATCATAACAAGCGTATTCGATTACTTTATCATAATCAATATCTAACCCATTACATATTTGGTACATTTCATTTGAAAATGATACTTTAGTTGCTAGGAAACTATTAGTAACATATTTAACCATTTCAGCATATGTTGAATCAGTTTTAACAATAGTTGCTTTTGGAAATACTTTGGAGTATATAGTTTTTAATTTAGTTGTTGATGTTCTAGGACCACCTAAGATAATTCGTGTTTGATTTTCAAAATCCGATACGGCATTTGCTTCAGTTAAAAATTCAGGATTAAATACAATATCAATATTAAATTTTTCATTCCACTTAGCACACGTACCTGGGGGTACAGTAGATTTAATTATTACTGTTTTAGCCACACCAAACTCAACTACACGTTTAATAGCTGCTTCAACTATATCTGTATGGCAACTACCATCTTGGTTCATTGGTGTTGGTAAACAAATAAATACTACTTCGTTATCTAATGTTTGTTGTTCATTACTATTACAATGCATCATACCTTTTATGTCAAAGGTTTTAACATCATAATAATTCTTAAATTTTTGGTAAATAGCATTACCAACAAATCCCTGTCCTATAATTCCTATTTTCATATTATCTATTTTTCCAAAATGAGTAAATACCTTTTTCTAATTCATAATTAGGCCATACAAAACGTTCTCTCATAGGTTGATCTTTAGCCCATTCCCACATTTCAGTTAAACCTTCACGTAATGAGGTTGTATGTTCAAAACCTAGTATATCTATTGATTTTTGAAAGGTTGGAATAGAATGTTTAACTTCATGTCTTGCTTCTAAATATTCTACCTTACCCTCTTTAGTTATTTCTCTAATTATCTGATTTGCTTCGTTGATAGTTGTTTCTTCTACACCACCTAAATTTATAATTTCTTTACTTGCTTGAGGTAATACAGCAGCATTCCATAAAGGTGATAAAATATCATCTATGTAACTGAATGCTCTAGATTGATTACCATCCCCAAATATAGTCATAGGCATACCATTTAAGTGTTGGAACATCCAAATACCTAATACATTTCTATATTTATCCCATATATTTTGTTTAACACCATAAACATTATGAGGTCTAATAATGCAGTAATCCAAACCATGTTGTTCTGCTGCAATTTCAATATCCATTTCACAAGCATATTTTGCTACCCCATAAGGATCAATAGGTGCTTGTTGTTGTGTTTCATTAAATATACCTCCAACACCATGTCCATATACCGCTAAAGTTGATGTAAATACTAATCTTTTAACGTCGTGTTTTATGCACTCGTTGACTATGCGGGCTGTTACTTTTAAATTGTTATCATAGTTAAAACTACGTATAAATGGTGATAATCCTTCAGCAGCATACGCAGCAAAATGGAATACGTAATCAAACTTATTTACTTCAAAACAATTTTCAATTGGGTGATTAACTAAGTCCATTTGCCAGAAATCTACTTTGGGGTTTATGTTTTCTTCAAAACCCCCACTTAAATCATCAATTCCTACTACCTTATATTCTGGTTTATTTTCGATAATCCAATCTGCTAGTCTACTACCTAATAAACCTGCTACTCCTGTAATTAATACTTTCTTGCTCATATTTTATGCCAAATTGATATTTTTTTCCAATTAGTAAATGGTGATAGCCAAGCTGTTTCTCCATGGGTAGAATAACCTGGTATCGGGGTTATTAATAATTTATTTGCTTCTCTTAGTTCTAGAAACATTTGAAAATCATTAGGATGTGTCCCTGATGTATGTTTTCTAAGTATTGCTTCATTAGATTTTAATGTACTAACTTTAGCTGCGAATGTCATAGTTGTACTATTTGTTATCTTCCAATGTACGGAATCTGTTTTATATACCCTAGTATCTTCTGCTCCTCCCTTACAATATGGGTTACCCCCCTGTTCTGGTCCAATATACTTGTCTGGGTGGTCATATAGTGATACAAATGATGCTCCTAATTCAAATGCTTCTTGGATTATTTTTTGAGATCCAGGTTTATGAAGATAATCATTTTCTATAAAATAAATAATTTCATCATCATCATACATTAAAGCTTCATCTAATGCTATATTAAATGTTGCAGCCCCATTACCTTTTTCAGTATATAAAATACAATCACGTGTTACATATTTTTGGATCATATTATTAGTATCTACAGACACATTATCTGCTATAACACTCCAAATGGAATCATCAAATTCTTTAGTAGCATTAGCTAAACAATTTTCATTATTTATATAATCAGGTTTGACTTTATTATAACCTGAATCTGATATTCTATATATTACCCTCATTAATTAAATTTTATACCCTTTATAGTTAAACCATTTTTAGGATTATGACTATTATTTTTAAATAGTTGAGGTGCAATACCCCACTTATATATAAAAGTTTGTGCTGCTGGGTTTTCGGATGCCTTAAATCTATCGGCTTCCTTCCCATTTTTAGTTGCTGAACTACCAAAGTGATATAAATGTGCCCCTAATGTTCTAGTAAAATCAAACCCAATTAAGTCTAGTTTTAAGAAAAAATCCCAATCACAAATAAATGGGGAATTATACATTGTGTCAAACCCACCAACAGCCAAATAATATTTTTTATACATAGCAAATGGGAATATCCCACCTTCAGTTGTTAATTCATCTTCTTTAATTGAATCTTCATACTTAATAAATTCATTATATTTAAATTCTTTAGGTGTACGACCAAAATCTTTAACTGGGAAGTTAAATATACCAGGTCCTGTAGGTTCAATTTGGTTTAATGTTAGTACTGTTCTTTCACTAAAATCTGTTTCGATTTCTAAATCAAAATCTTTACAAAAAACATTATCATCGTTTACAATGAATATTTTTTCATTAGTGGCATTCATTACACCTAAGTTAAGTGCTGTTTGCATACCTTGATTTTGACCTAAATCTAAGACACTAATATTTTTTTCGTATTTGTCTAAAATATGTTGACTTTCTTCAATAAAACCGTCAACAGCAACTATAATTTCATTCTCATTATGTTGTTGTTCGATACATGACTTTAAACATATATCTAAATATTCTGGATTTCGGTATGTTGGGATAATTATACTGATCATATATTAAAATTTATATACTATTAACACATCATCAAATCTTCCTTTTACCTTACGTAAATCTATTACTTCACAATTTTCATGTAATTCTTCAAATAGGTGTTTTACCTTATCTAAATTAGCAACATCTTCAATTATATAAATCCCGCCTTTGTTTATTTTATTAGATTTTTTAAACATTTTAAATGTTTGAAGCTGGTCCTGTAAACGGTGTGAACCATCATCTATTATAATATCAAAATTAATACCTTCAATAACATCTAAAAAAGAATATTGTGTTGCATCCTCAATCCAAATTTTAAATCTTTTATCTTCCCTATAACCCCCAGGTTTAAATTTATCACTAAATATTTCTATATCATGAACGTCTACACCATAAATTTTATTTTCATTAAAGAATTTATACCACATCTCTAAAGATTCACCATATGCTATGCCAATTTCAAGTAAGTTAGGTATTTTATTTCTATAAGGTGTAAGTAATCTTTCATATGAATCAATATATGAGTGGGCTGTTCCCTTATCTCCATGTCCCCCATGAGGGTTTGGGTCAGAATGTTCTAAGTAGATTTCGTTTAAGGTTTTCATAATGTGTTATAATAGTTATTTTGTTTTTCTTGGCGTTCAATATCTTTTGGGTGGTATAGAGCTAATTCTTCTTGAGAAGGTAGTGAAGCATAAGATTTATGACCAGATAATACTTCGTGGACCTTATTTTTCCATTCAATTTCTGGTTTGTTTTTCCAAATACGCCATTGGTAATCAGGCCAATTTACCCACCCTTTATCATTAACATTCCATCTCCATAAATTAATATGTTCTTGTGTTAGCCCTTCTACTGTATTTACTCTAGGAACTAAATATACTTCATTATCAGGATTAGATTCTAATATAGCTGGTAGGTTTTTTACTAGTGCAAGGTTTGGTAATTCATCAGCATCAATTTGGAATATATAATCTCCTTTACACTCCTTAGTTAATTGGTTTTTCCAATTTGCAAAATGCCCATCAAACTTACCTGAATGAAATTGTATTGTTGGGTTTTTTAGTAGGTTGCTTTTTATGATTGGATCTCCGTTAGTTTCGTCATACAGTACCACTACCTCATCCTGTTCTCTTTTATGAGTGTTTAGGAATGAGAGTAGCTTTTGTATTTCAAGGATCTCATTACATACTGTAATTGCATAACTTATTTTCATATTTAAGCTTCTGGATTTTGTGGTAATGCCCCAATATAATCAAGGGCTTCTATAAAATCACGTTCTTTAAAAGATTTTGCTGATTTCATATCTGGTTTATAATCAAGTTTATTACCCATTTTGTCTTCTAAGGGTTCATCTAATTTTACAGCTTTAACTGCTACCCATTCCCATTCTTCTGGGTTTGCCCCACTAGCATATATCATTCCTAATTCTGGAACATTTACATTAGTAGGTAGCCAAATTAAATCGGTTTTGAGGTCTAACCAAGCTAAAGCTTTATATAACTCTGGGAGTATTTCCATTTGTTCATTATAGAAGTCAGAATCCACCTTTAATAAAGTATTGGACCAAAAACCACATGATAAACTCATATATTGCGTTATATCTGCGCTTACTTCAATTTTGTAACATAAGTCACCGCCCGATTTAGGACATTCAATTATTTCGTCGTATTGCATATTTTATAATTTAGGTGTTTGTAAGTTAGGTAAAGTTAATTCTACTTTTTTTGCAAATTCTGGTATGTTATGTTTTAAAATAGTATTAACTAGTTTACTCATACTACCATAATCAAATTGTGTTTTAATTTTATGTCCTTGCTTTTTACCTCCTACAATATATTTTTTATAATTTTTAAATACATCATTAAGAACTCTTGTAGTAGTAGGTCCATCTACTTGGAACCACTGTGATTCTGCTTTTAACCATTGATTAGCGGCAGAGGCATCTACTTTTTCTAAAGTTCCTGGTAATAATGTTGAAAATTTAGGGTCGATAAAATCTGTATGTCCTGACCAATTAGTAGTAATCATTGGTTTTTTAGATAAACAAAATTCGGCTAATGGTCTTCCATATCCTTCCCCTTTAGTTAAACTAACCATAGCTTTGACTTTAGGGTGATTATAAAGCTCATTCATATCTTGGTCTGATAGAGCTCCATTTAATATATAAATATTAGGTAAGTTTTTAACCCCCTTAAAATATAATTTTTTAATTTTGAGAATTTTAGATAATAATTCTTCCCTACTCATATAACTATTCCTCCCAGTTGATGATTTTAAAATTAAAGCAGGTGGGGATTTAGTACCTTTGAATGTATCAAAGAAATATTTTACTAGTAACCCAACATTTTTTCTATCATGACCCAGATTTCCATTCATCCAATGCCCCACAAACAGAAAACAAAATGATTCTGAGATGGAAGTCAAATCTAATGACACTTCATTATTTGGTAAAAATTTATAAACATCTAAATTTACCCCCTCTAATATAACATGCATTGGTTTTTCTATTTCTATTGTACCAATAATTTGTTGGGTTTGCTTATCCCTTTTTTCAAACTTAGTAACAGCAAATACATTTTTAGAATGTTGGGATGACACCCAATTCATATCCATTCTATTTAACCCCTCTATCCATGTAGAGTCACATAAATTACTTTCAATTCCAGCAGTACACCCAATATTATATGTACCCACAGGGGAAAATTCACTTGGAATTGTAATCTGCATCCAAATGTCTGGTTTGTTATCTATTTTTATTACTTTATGGTCTAATAAGAATTTCCATTCTTCATGGCTTTCACAGAAACCAAAGGGGGTATCTCCCCATCTTTGGGATAACAACTTTACATCGTATTTTTCGGTTTCAATGATTGCCTTGACTATATCTCGAGATCTACCTCCATACCCACTATAAGTATCAAATGGACAACTTATTATAAAAATTGGTTTATTCATTAATATGTGATTTTATGATTTAAAAATTTTCCTTTATGTTCCGTTGCATTTACTATTTCAAATGTTTCCCTTGGTTCCCATTTCTCAAATAACTCATCAAATGCCTCTATTACTCTTTGTGCTTGATGGGTTGTTGTAAACCCTGCTTCATCACTAATAGCCCATTCTCTACCCTTTACTCCTCTTGATCTACGTTCTTCATCACTTAAAGAATATAGTTCTTTTATTCTATCACAAGCATCTTCCCATGCACATCTGTCGTCATAGATATAAGGTGTAGGAGGTGAGCCTTGTATTGATCTTGAAGTAGGATAAACCGGGAATGCCCATTCACCATGTTCTTTAAATGTACCTCTATGATTAGAAGGAATATCAGCATCGGGTTCAAACCATTTACCTTTACTATCAACAAACCTCATTTGGTCTTGCATACCACCTGTAGTATTAGCTATAATAGGGGTTCCTGTTAACATTGCCTCAGTAATAGTTAACCCCCAACCTTCATTTGATGTTAAAAGAATTTGACAATCGGCTAAGTTATATAAATAGTTTAATTCTTTACGTGATAGCTTTTTATGAGAAAAAACAATACATTCTTCATAATCCTCACCAAATAAGTATTCTGCTACTTTACCTAAATCAGTACCGTGGTCTGTTATTAATTCTGTATGTAATAATAACCTACATTTTAATGCTTTTTCTCTTGGTAATGAATCTAAAAATGACCTAAATGCCATCATAGTATCTGGAATTGCTTTTCTACGAATATTTCTTGAATTAAAAAATACTGTAAAATCTATATCATTACTTCCTAATACTGATTTTTGGAATGTCTTAAAACCCACATCACTTCTTTCGGTAGTCGACATAGGATAGAATTCTTTTTCATTTAAACCATGAGGGACATACTTAAATACCCTTTTACTATTGTCACAATCTTTTAAAACTAATTTATTAATATTAACGGTTTGTTTTGATATACCCATTAATAAATCACATGCTTCGTAGTAAGGTTGGTTATATCTAGGAGCTGGGTAATCATCCCAAATGTTTAAGTAAGTTATAGGTGCTAATTTCCTTAATTGGTCCTCCATATTAAATATATGTTGAAAGTACCTTGGGTCTGTAATTAACATAATCGCATCTGGTTTTTCCAACTGAAATATATTATTTATTTCTTGAGCTGTACCATATCCATTTACTGCGTAAATAAATACAGATGAATCATCTATATTAGAATGTTCATTGGTAGATGCAGAAATGTCTAATCTTTTACCCGATTCTGGGTGTTTAATAGCTCCTCCTACATTTACCCAATTAAAATGATGTGATGTACCACATACTATTTCTTTTGCTACAGTTGCAACTCCTGAGTGTACCCTGATGTCATCACAGATTAACATGATTTTCTTCCTTTTGTCTTTAGGAAGATGTTTAAAACTTTTATTCATATTTTTATTTATTTATAACTCTAAATTAGATTGGTTAGTAATTTGTTTACGAAAATCTTCATCCGTAAGGTACAAAAATAAAGCGCGATCCGCAAGTTTTTGGAAAGAAAACTTACGCCTAACACATTCTATCTTAAAATTTTCAAATAAATCACTTTTTACTTTTACACTAGTTAGTGTCATTTTTTTTGCATTTGCCATAATTTTTATTTTTAATAACGTTGTTTATATAATATAAATATATATAGATTATTTGAAATGTGCCCCTGCACCACAGTTTTCTTTATCTTCACTATAGGGACAGAAGTTACAATTCCATTTTGAGGGTGATTTAGGATAATCTGTATCTTTTATTTGGCCATTAGAGTTAAAACATTCGTTTATAAAACTATTAATAGCATTTTTTGCTCTACCTAATTTAATTTTACCACTTGGTGGGGAAAATGTTTGCACTCTATAAGCTTGATGAGGTGACATTAAATTTTCATCATCCCAATCTAATACTTTTCTTTTTAAGATAAAAAATTCAATTTCAATTTTTTCAAGGGGGATATTATATTGTTCTGAAAAATATTGTTTATATAATAATAATTGAAATTGTTTGTCTTCATTCTTTTTATCTTGGTCTCTCCAACCCCTAGTACTGGTTTTAATGTCGATTATCTTAAATGTATCTGTTGCTTCATGGTATGTGACAACATCAAGATACCCCATATATAATACGTTACTATACATTTTATTTGGTGCAATTACAATTGGTATTTCACAACCAACTAAATATGTGCCTTTTTTACTAAAATAAGCACTACGTTTTTTCTTAAACCAGTTTAGAATACCAATGCCATCTTCATAAAACTCTCTCATTTCAGTAGCAGAGGAGAAGTGTTCGTTTTTATTTGATTTGTATTGTTTTTGGTATTCGTCTATAAATGTTTGTTGGAAACTATCTTCCATATCAATTTCCCTATCTGCGGCCGCAAATGATGTTTCATACGCCACATCTAAATAATTTTGTATTACTTCATGTATGGCTGTCCCAAAAACAGTATGTATAGAAGATGTAAATCGTTTGATTTTGTCTTTATACTGAAGTTTCCATCTATAAGGGCATCCTCTAAATATGGACATCTGTGAATATGAAATATTCTTTTGATATGCATAATTAACAGGTGATGGGGGATTATTTCTAATCTCTTTTACTATTTTTGGGATTTTTTTCGCCAAATTATTTTTTCCATTTGTCTCGACCTACCAAAAGACCGATTATTCCATAATTGGCAATATCTATAAATGTATCTTGTATACCTTCACCTTCAACAAATGATTTACCATTAATTAGTAGGTTTTTTAAACGTGATATTTTATCAGTTAATCTAATACACAACCCAGTTAGTGAAAATTGTTTGTCATCGCTGTTATTAACGATATCCCCACCTAAAGCAATGTTATTTAAACCATAATCCATATGCTTACGAGCAAACATTTCATACATTTCTTTTTGGATAGTTTTAAACTCATTAGATAATTCTGGGTACTCGTGTTCAAATACTTCTATAGGAGTTGAATTTAAATCGGGAACTGTTTTTCCACTTGGTAGGTTAACCATTCCATATTTATCTGTTTTTCCACTTTTAGCATCACTAATTTCTCTACTACTCATAACTTTTTCTATTTCTTGGGCATTAGAACCAAAATGTCCCATCCCGTTTATTTTTTGTTCTAGCTTATCAAAGTAGGCATTTACACTACTACCCATTTAGTAATCCTTTAGTATTAAAATATTTATCTAACGCTGATAATCTATCATCAGCATCTACTAACATAATAAGTGCTTCTTCAGCATTCTTATAAAAGTCTCCGGTTGAATGATCTCCAATACCAACTGCTTTGTTACCTAATAATTCAAGTGATAACATAGCTTTTGCTTTATCTGCTTGTGCAGATGTTCTTAACATATCTACTAATTTACTCATTTTAATAATGGTTTTATTTCTTTTGTGTTTAATCCTCTATTCGATAATATACGACTAATTTGTGGGGTATCCAACAAAGTTATATATTCTTTTGCTTCTTTGCTTGAACATTGAAAATTATCTTTAATATGGTTAACTAAATCAGTGTTAGGTTGTTTTACCTTAGACTTGATATATTTACTCCATTTATTATTTTTAGGAATAAATTCTCTATATACATTATAAATCATTCTTTTTTCCTGTGGGGGTAAATCCTGAACATAATTAACTACTTCAATGTAGTCAGGGTTCATAGATAAAAATCTATGTATCATATAACTATTCCAAACCTCCCAGTCTTTATCTGTAAAGGATTCAACTGGGGGTTTGGTGTTATTAATTGCTTTTAACCAATCAAAGATGTTTTTCATTTAGCAAAGTTCATCCTTAAGTTCTTCTCTAAGTTCTACAGGAATTCCTTCCCCAAGAATCTTGTTAGTTGATGGATCGTAAAATACAGGAATGGGCATAATAGCATCATTATCTGTACCTGCTACGAATTTAGAAATTTTCCTTAAAATAACTCCTGACATAAATACACTTCCGCCTTCTTCGTTTTTAAGGCCGGTTGTTGATTTTAAATCAATTTGTGGTTGTTGAACTGGTTGTTCCATAATTTACTGTTTTATTTATTATTAATTAAATTTTGAATTAGTGACATTAGATTTATTTCTTTGTCAATACGAAAGTTAGATTTATATTGGTGTTCATTAATGATTATAGCTGCTGTACCTTCTTTTCCAGGGAGATATTTTCTCGCATTATCAAAAAGATACTTAAATGCTTCTTCAAAGTCATCAACATTTGAATCCGCTATAATTTGTCTAATAATATTAAATTTAGGGGATTTACCTTTAAGTTCCTCCACAATAGCATCCAAATAGTTAGTAGATATTAATAAGGAATCATCAATTTTTAATTTTCCTGTTTTACTGCTTGTTTGAATAGTATTAAGCATTTTACGTAAATCAGGATAATATTGCTTGACAATACTACCAATGGCATTCGGTTCATAACTTATATTTTCCTTATCACAAATGCTAGCTAAATGGATTGCTATTTCCTTTTTTGTTGGAGGGACTATTTTTAATACTTGACATCTTGATTGTAGAGGGTCAATAATACGTTCTACAAAATTACACGTCATAATAAACCTTGTCGTACGAGAGAAAGTTTCAATGATATTACGAAGGGAGGCTTGTGCCTGAATAGTAAGAAAATCAGCTTCATCTAAGATAACTACTTTAATAGGTTCAAATGACATTGTACTAGCAAATCCTGATACTTTATCTCTAATTGTTTCAATACCTCTTTCATCTGAGGCGTTAATATAAAGATAATCGCAGTCAAGGTTTTTAATACAAATCTTTGCTAAGGTAGTCTTACCTGTTCCAGCTGGACCATAAAATAGATAATTTTGGATATCGTTAGCTTCCAATTGTTTAGAAATAGTTTCTTTTAGACTAGAACTACCCACGTAATTTTCAAGTGAAACTGGGCGATATTTTTCATTAAATAATGTATTAGTTTCCATATTCCCCGTAAATTGAATATTGTTTAATTGGTTCTGGTTTTACTTCTTCTTCTGTTGTAGATATAGCATATAATTCACTTTTTAAAGGAGCAAGTCTATATTCACCTTTAAATCCTGTTTTTACCATATATGCCTCTAAAGTATCAGTTAAAGTTTTATGTAATGGACCATCAGGTTCATTAGCAA